ATTTGACGAAACCGATCGTTTGCGGGGGCGTTTGCTTTCAAATATTCGTGAATATCGGTTGACGATATTTCGGAATACTTTGTTGTGTGTGCGAACGCCCGTTGGACAAAAAAATCGAAAACCTGGGGGTTTGATTTGATTCGATCCAATTTGATTTGTTTCCACACGTCGGAAAATTCGGTTTCGTTTTCCCCGTTGATCACGAAATAACACGCGGCCAATTCGACCATGGTTTGTTCCTCCCCAATGAATTCCAATCGGAATTCCATTTCGGCCAATACATGGAACATTTCGACAATGTTCCCCGCGTTGGCGGATCGTTTCATGGATTCGATCAACGTTTTCAATTGATCGTTGGTCATGTTCATTTCGGCGAATCGGGTCGCCACCTCTGCGGCGATCGCACGTTTCGCGGGGATCGTCATGGCGTTTTGATATTCGAACCAATCGGTTCCGTCGGGTTCGGTGAATATTTTCACCAATGGAATTTTTGATCCCGTCACATGATTGTCAACGGGCGGTGGTTGTGTTGTCGGTTTTCGTTTGAACCAATTCATTTTGTTGATGTTTTTTTGGGTTTGTTTGCTTTCCTTGCGGCGTTGATTGACGCGTTGCAAATGGCGAACGCGGACGATTCGGATTTCCCCGATCGCATAACCTGGGCCACGCAACGATCCAATTTTTTCGACATGTTTCAAAAGTACGTCAAAAATCAATTCCTCCAACGAATGAAATCGTTGTGGAACGTCCACAAATAATATCGGAAACAATCCAACAAATGGGTCAACGACGCGTCGCGACCTTTGTCAATGTCACCGTTGGGTGTGGTTTCGACGTTCTGCAAATCGTGGATCAAAAAATGACACGACGGATCAATGATCAAATCGGGGTGTTTTTCCAACATTGAATTCAACAACACCCGCGAATTTTTGATCGACGGGTTCACGCTTGGAACCTTGAACGCGGATTTGGGGATCGCCAATTCGTCCCGAATGATCATGTAATAATTCAACGCCCCTTTGGTCATGGCGGAACGGTTGGCCCCCGACGCGTCACCCGTGACAATGAACAATTGATCCCCGAACGTCACGCGTATCGTTTCGCACAATTGGAAAATGTCCGAATTCCTCAATCGGAATTCCCGAATGATTCGGATTTTGCCGTCGAACGATTGTCCCGCGATACATGTGATTGGATCCACGTTGAAATCGAACGACAAAATGATCGGTTCCTTTGGGTTCACCTCCGCATGTTTGACCGTTTTGAACTTGTTGAACGCATACGCGAACGGACGATCCACGTCAACCACGTCCCAATCCCCATTGACGAACACGGCGCGGGTCACGTCGTCCAAATTTTCCATGGCGGCCAAATATTCGGGCGGCAACGTGGGATTGTCGATCATTAACGAACGCTTGTAAAAATACGACGGTGGCAACGTTCCCGACATGGCGGGTTCATGGAATTCGGTTTTGGTCCATGTCTGCGACGGGTTGCATGTCAACAATATCAATCGGGGCGGTTGGTTCGGAATGATGTGACGTCCCACCCTCAATTTGCATTTTTCAAACGTTTTTTTTTGGACCTCCTGGGATTCCTCAATCAAAAAAAAATTGGTTTCCAATCCGTCGAATCGGGTCAAATCTTTGTCCATGTTGAAATTTTCGGGGAAAAATTCCAATGTGGACCCGTTGGTGAACGTCACAATGTGATCCGTTTGGTGATACGACCGAATGAATGATTTGGGGCAAAGTTTGAAAAACGTGGGGATCGTGGTCCGCTTCAATGACGGCAACGATTCACGGATCACATGCGATTTCGAATTGGGGAACACCTTGGCCAACAAAATCAATGTGGCCAACGACACGAATGATTTCCCACCACCCGCCGCGCCTCCAAACAACAACGATTCGTATTTTCCCGAAAACACGGCCTCCATGAATTCCAATTGTTTCGGGTGTGGTTCAAATTTGACCATGGATCAATGGGGCCAAAATTTGTTTGGGGTTGTCTGCGATCGGACGATTTCGTTTCGTCGGGTTTTGAAATACCGTTGGACCAACAACCATTCGTCCCGTTGTTGGGTTGTGAACTCGTTCAATCCCTCGGTCATGATGTCGTGGTGAACCTGGGTCACTTTGCGTTCAATCCATTTTTCCGCACGATCCACGGTTCCCGTGTCGTCGATCACCGATTGAATGATCATTTGGATTTCGGGTTCCGAAACCGTGGTCAAACATGTGGCCGTTGTCATTTTTGTGAATTCCTCCATTGTGTTGTTGTTTTATTGTATCAATTCAAATCGATCCGAAAATTCAATTCGTCCCAAACGTCCGTCCAAAACCCCAATGATTCGGTTGGATCGTCAAACGATTGTCCATTCAAAAATGAAAAACCGTCGGCCATTTGTTGGATCTTGTTGTTCACGAATTCCATGGCGGGTTCGATCCCTCGGTGTTTGTGGATCAAATCACCCACGAATTCGTCAAATTGTTCACGCGTCATTTTTACGAAAATTTGATTGTTTGGTCGCCAATTTTGAACACTTGTTCGTCCCCAACCACGTCGATCGTCATGTTGTCCGCCCAATTCAATGGATCGGTATTTTTCAACGCAAAGATCACCGCGGTGGCGTTGGGGCCAATGAATCGGTTTTTTTTCTTTACTCTGCGACCCGCCAATTGTCCCGTTTTGGAAAACAATTCCTCCGTTTCGGATTCCTCGATCCAATATCCCGTCAACAATCGGGTCAACCCGTCGATCGCCTTTTCACGGATTGATTCCTTTCCGATCCGTCCGTGTTTTTCCTTGGCTTTTTTGTAACGGTCGGAAATTTCGGAATCGGTGTTTGTCCAATTCCAAAACGTTCGGACGGTGATTCCGTTTTCGCCACAACACGATTCGATCGTGACGTCGCCCGATTCATACAATTCACAAATTCGTTCGGCCTTGGCCCGACGTTCAATTGTCGGATCCTGGGTCGGCTTCGATTTGGATTTCACCGATTTCGGGTTCGGTTTCAACCCCGTTTTTTTCTTTGTCATTTGGCGCGATGTTTTGACCATGGCCAACATGGTCCGTCGTTGTTGTTGTTGCGTCGTTCCCCGTGACAAAATTCAAAAACGCCATTCGGTCGGGTTTGATCAAATGGTTTTTGGTTTTGGACCAATGGTCACAAAATCGATTCCACACGTCGTTGTATTTTTTGGTGATCAAATGATCCCCCAATGTTGGATCGGGAAAATCGTTCCCAACGTATCGGGAAAACGAATTGATCACCGTCCAAAACTCGGTGTGAATTTTTATTTGTTCGCGCCCCGCGGCGCGGCGAATTGATCGGTTCATTTTTTCAAATTTACAACAAATGATTGAAAAACGATTCAAACAATCCGATCATGTCCATGGCCTGGGATCTTGCGGATTCGATCGCGGACGTTTTCATTTGGAATTCCTCCAATGAAATTTGATCGTTGGTCGCCATGTCTGCGATCATGTCGTCAAACATGGCGTTCAAATTGGTTTTGATTTCCTCGTTCATGCTAAAATTCAAATGTGGTTTGGACGGGTTGGTTGGTGATCTTCATGATCGCGATTTGACGTTCCGCCATTTCCCGAATGGATCGGATCGCGTTTTCCCTGGATTTCAATGAATCGATCCAATCCTCGATTTCCTCGATTGAATCCGCGACGAAATAACCCTTGGACGTTGCGATCAATCCCACGACCAAATTGTTCAATCGAATGTATTGGATCATTTTTCGGACCCTGGATTCCTTGAATTCAATGTTGAAATGGGTTTTCAATCCGTCAATGATCGCGTCGGCGGTGACGATGTGTTGTTTTCCTTTTTTGGTGTTGAACCTCTGCACGATCACACCAACGAATTTTTGTTCGTCGGGTGACAATTCAACGGTGTGTTCCTCGAATGTTTTGATCATGTTGTTGTTGTTTTTCGATCAATGATTGTTTCCTTTGTTCCCACGATTGGATCATTCGATCAATCATTTGGCGTTGTTGTTTCAATTGGGCCAACGTTCGGTCACACATGGCGACGCCGTCGTCAAAATTTCGGTTGATCATGATTTCACGATGTTGTCAACCTCTGCGATTTGTTGATCGCGTCGGCGCAAATTTGACCATTGTTTGGCGTTCCATTTTTCGCGGATTTGGGAAATGATCCAAATGGCGGATCCCGCCGTTCCCGAATAAACGAAAACGACGCGGGTCAAAAACACGGCGATCGAAATGACGATCAAAATGGCGGACACGACGATCGCCAACGGCAACGTCCAAATCATGGCGATTTTTTCCATGACGTTCAATTTTTCATTTTTCATTGTGAAATTTCATTTTGGTGATTGATTCGAAATCGGTTCGGCGGATCCATGTTCGGAAAAATGTTCCGCGTTGAAAATTGGCCTCCATTCGGGCCATGTCGTCGGGTTCCATGAACATTTCCGACAAAACGTTTTTGGTGGTGAACTTGAATTGACCGTCACCCAATTCGTTTTCGAACACTCGGACGGACAAATTTCCGTCGGCCATGTCTTGGGCCTCAATCAAAACGTCGGATTGGTTTGTCACCCCGATCAATTTGAATTGGGATTCGTCGGTTGGCATGGCGGCCAAATACGCGTTCAATTCGGATTCGGTTCCGTGGAATTCAATGACCCCGTATTTGGTTTTGGTTTGACACCCTTGGGTGTATTGTTTGAACGTGTCGTCCCAATGAATGGTTCCGACGTATTGTTTCAACTGAATGTGAAACGTGTGTTGTTCGTTTGGATCGATTTTTTTCATGTTGTTGTTGTTGTTGTGGGACGAATATCGTTCAAAATCGACATTCGTCCCAATGTTTGTTCAATTGGTTTTCAACATTTTTTTGTTGATGTGTTAAAATGGCAAATCGTCACCGTCGTCATTTGGACCCGTGGTTTGATTCTGCGGTTGTGCCTGGGTGTTTGATCCCGATCGGTTTGGATCCGCTAAAATTTCCACGTTGTCGGCCACGATTTGGGGATCCTTGCGGATCATTCCATTCGAATCGGTCCATTCACGGATTTCCAATCGACCGTCCACGGCGATTTTTTGTCCTTTGCGAACGTATTGGGCGGAAAATTCCGCGCCACGGCCAAATTGGGAAACGTTGAACCAGGTGGTTTTTTCCTCCTTTGTTCCGTTGCGGGACCATTTTTCCGTGACGGCCACCGAAAAATTGGTGACGTTTGTTCCTTGTCCGATTGTTTTGGTTTGGGGATCCTGGCCCACACGCCCGATCACAATGATTTTGTTCATGTTGTTTTTTTATGGTTTGATAATTGAAAACGGTTTGTTCGGTTGAATGATCCCTTGGGGGTCGGCGATCAATTTGTTGTTGTCCAACCACATTTCGAACGACCACCCCATTGGGTGAACGGCGCGATCCATTGGTTCCCCATTTTTGTCCAATTGTTGGACGCCATTTTCGTCCATGGCGGGTTCGATTTTACACTCGGAAATGTATTCCCGTTGCAACAAAAACAACGTGGCGTTCCCGAAATGAATTTGTTTTTTACTCATATTGGTTTGATTTGATTGATTGAATGGTTTCGCGGAAATCGATGTTCGATTCCAACATTGATTGGAACAATCGTTCCACGGCGATTTGACGGGCGCGGGTGACGAATTGTTGTTGAATTGATTGTGGTGTCAATCCGTCGGACAACGCGTCGCGGATTTGACGGATTTCACGGGCGCGATCACGGGATTCGGGACGTTCGGATTCCAAACGTTGTTTGACCTGGGGTTCGGCGATCTTCATGATTTCGTTTTTGTCTGCGATCGACAATTGGATCAACCCCATTTTTTCCAATGTCAAAAACATGTGATCGGATCCGAACACGTTGATCCAATCGATCCGTTTGGTTTTGGTGAATTGATCCCAACGTGGTCCAATGTAATTTTCAACGTAATCCCAAAACGACGCGATCCGTTCGGCCTCCGTTGGTTCGGTTTTGGGTTCCAACGCTTTCAATTTGTTGTTCATTTCGATCAACGCGGCCCCGCGTTTTTCTTTGTACGCGTTCATGACGTTGGCCAAATACATGGCGTTGAAATTTTGGAAATGTGACAATTCCACGTCCAATTCCCCCGCGACCGCCATTCGGAACGCCAATTTGATTTCGGCGGGTGTGAATTGTTTCAACTCGGTTTGAATGAATTCCAACAAAACCATTTTTTGAATGTCCGTTGGTAAATTTTCCGCTTTCAAACCGATCAACGCGAACACATACCGCAACGATTGACGGATCGGTTCGTCGTCGGTCAATTGACGGATTGGGGTGTCCTGGGTTGCGGCCTCTGCGATTTCGCGTCCCTTAAAACTTGCGAATTGAATCGTCGAAATCGGGTTTCGAACGACCATTTTGTTGTTGTTGTTTTCCATTTTGTTTTCGAATTTTGATCCAATTTTTCAAAGTTAGGGAAACCGACATGTATTTTTTCGACACCTGGGAATGGTTTTCCATGGCCTCCAAAACCTCAATGATTTCCGCGCGGGAAAATTCCGCCTCCAATTTTTCACATTGATCGTTTGTCAATTGGTTTTTGATTTTTGCGACATTTGGGAAATTTTTCACCACATGATCAATCAAAAAATGAACATGTCCATGATCAACCAATTCATGGTCCGACACACAAACAACATTGTTGTTTGTATTATTTGAAATTGAATTTGAAATTGAAATTGTAGGGGTTGGAATTTGGTTGTCCTTTTGCTTATCCAAACGACCAACCGATTTTGTCAAATTTGGATTCCCTCCCAATTTGCCAACCTCCCGTCGGACTTGGCGAATCCGTTCGTCACCGACCATTCGTTTGGAAAAAAACCGACCGTTTTCGTCACACTTTAAGATTCCGAAATTTGTCAATTCATTCCACACTTTTTTGAATTTTTTCGGCGACATTCCGACCAATTTTCGGACACCGTTTTCGTCTAAAATTTGATTTCCAATTTTCAAAACTCCGATTTCGTCGGACAAAAACATGACACACAACAAATCAATCCAAACACCGCGGGTTTCGAATGAACACATTCGCAACGACGGATCCGTCAACCAATCCCCCGCGTAAAATTGAAACGCGGGTTGGCGATCCCTGGAATTTTGTTTGATCTTGTTGTCGTTCATGATTTCACCGTTTCAATCAATTGGTTGAATCGTTGGTCGCGGATCTTGCGTTTCCCCGCGATCACATTGTGAACAAAGGTCATTGAAAATTGTGGATTGTTGTCCACGAACTTTTGAATTGATTTCCAACGTGTAATCAACGCGACACGAACAAATTCGCGGTCCTGGGTGTTGATACATTCCGCACATGGTGGAACGGGTGTCGTCACGATCAAACGTTCGATGTCGGTCAACACGTCCAACATGTGATCGTTTTCCATGCGACCATTGAACGCATTGGTCGCGGTCCAATAATTGAACCGCGCCAACGCGCAAAATTGACGAATGGATCCGAAACGCGATTTGATGTTGGTTTTGATCCGTTGGATCCTTTTGTGGGTCACTTGTTTCATTTGTTGCCTCCGTTTTGATCTTCAAACATTTCGATTTGTTCCCCATTTTGAATTTTCACCACGCGTTCGATCGCCGCGTCCAACACGTCACGACGTTTTTCGTCCAACGTTAATTCCAACACCTCGGATTCGGTTGAACAATCATTGATCAATGTGATCATTTCGTCGGGTGATTTCAAATCGGATTGGGGTTCCTCTGCGGGGGGTGATTCCAAACGTTTGCGTTTGTTCGTCAACGATTGTTTGAAATCGGGGTTTCCATGCAAATCGGAATTGTTTTTCCAAATGATCACCAAATCGTCCACGGTTGTCGCCGCGGCGATGTTTTCCAACAATGATTTGATCCGATTGATTTCGTCGGCGAATGTCTGCGGTTTTGGTGGTTCGATTTGGGCCACCTGGATCACGGGTTGTTTTTTGGATTGTTTTGGTTTCGGATCTTCAACCGTCACATGATCCACGTCCATGGTGTTCAATTCCTCCGCGGTGTATGGCATGCCACCCAATTCGTCCGAAAAACACAATCGGAAACCCTGGGCCATGGCGACTTTTTTGATCATGGTCATGGGTTTGGATCCCCAAAATTTGTTCAACGCGCCCTCCTTTGTGGTTCCGAAATACTCGGAAAAATAAACCTCATGAATGAATGGGTGTTGAAAATCACGACGGTGGATCGTGATTTCGGCCCTCAATGTTGATTCCTTTGGTTTTTGGAAATTGACGGATCCGTCGGTTTTCACCGACCAACCCGACAACAAACCCGAACGTTCCGCCCGTTTGATGTATGTTTCATATCCGACAATGACGGAAAATTGGTTCCCGTATTTGTTCGCGTAAATTTCACGCTTAAATGGGTTCAATCCGAAACCTTGGGCGATTTCCACGAATTGTTCGAATTCGCCCTTGGTCAAATTGTTCGCCATTCCCATGGCGTTCAAATACGTTTGTAATTTGCCCACGTCAATCGTGTGGACTTGGTTTTTTTGAATCTCGTTCATTTTGTTGTTGTTTTTGGGTTTCTGCGAATATACAATCGAATGATCGTTCCAACAAATTTTGTTGAAATCATTTCGACAATGTGATTTCAACGGTTGTTTTGGACGTTTTCATTGGCGGGTTGAATTCCACCATTTCACCCGTTTCGGGATCCACGTTCACGGTTGATTTGTTCAACGTTTTCAATTGGGCCTCCAATTGTTTGCGATTGTCTGCGGCGGTGTCCTCGATCGCTTTCAATTCGTTCCATTTGGCCGTTTTCGAAAAATCGTATTTCACCGCGGTTTCCTTATGTTTGAACGTGACGCCCAAAATTTTGACGCCCGTTTTGGCCTCGGATCCGTACAAATACAAATCGTCGGTCGCGGTTTCGCGCAACCTGGAAATGGCGTTGTCGATCACCTGGGACATGAATTCCAATCGGGCCAACGCGGTCAACGTGTCAACGCGTCCGTCGTCATTGGCGTCAATGATCATTTGTGTGAATTGTTCCGCGCGGGATTTGGTCAATGATGTTTCCGCGTTCACCATTTGGAGGAAATTTTGTTCCATTGTTTTATGGGTTTTGATTGTTGGACAATTTTGATAATATACACGCGACGACGGATTGTCCGATTGAACCGACGTTGATGTTGTCAATGAATTCACGAACCGCGTCCACCTCCATGAACTGAATGGATTGGCGGTCGATTTTGATCCCGAACGCGTTTTCCTTGTTCATGTGGTGGATCATGAACGAAATTTCCAAATCACAAAACCGATCAAAAATCCACGACAACATTGTGATTTCGTTTGTATCTTTGACCTCGTTGTTGTTGTTCGGCGTTTTTCGTTGAACATTGGGTCGGGCGGGGATCACTTGGTTGTGGTTCCCGCTTGGCTTTTTTGGTTGTTGCATGATCAAAAATCGACGTTTGGGATTCGGAAAAATTTGTCAATGGCGTCCAACGCCGTGTCCAATGTGTCGAAATCGATCGACGTGAACAATCGGAAAAAATCCCCGTCCCGTTGGATCACGAAAACGCGGTTGTCCTTGGTCCAAAACTCCGCGCCAACTTCATGGTTGACGGCGAAACGTCGGGCGTTGATTTTGATCAAATGGTGACGAACGATCGCGATCGCTTCATTTGGTTCGTTTGGCGTTGTGTAACGGGCCACCATTTCAAATTGTGGCGTTTCCTGGGTGTTGTTGTTTGGGAACATTTGATTTTGATTTTTATGGTTGAAATTAAATTTCGTATGTGATTATGAATTCGGGACCGACTTTTTTCGCACATTCGGAACCGATTGGAAAACAACCTTGGGATTCCAAATCATGTTGGCCCAAATCGGATTCGTCAATGTTGGCGGGGATCAAAAATCCGTCGGTTGTGAAATGAACAAACGATCGTTTGGCGGTTGATTTTCCGCAAATGAAACATGTGTTTGAATGTTCGCCATATCGTTCGACGTTGTCGTCGTATTTGGCGGAACGTACCGAATCCAATTCGATCACGTTGATCCCGTTGTGGGGGGTTGTTTTGATTTTCATTTTGTTGTTGTTTTGTTTGGCTAATTTACACCGATTTTTGATTCAAACAAATTTTGTTTGTGAAATATTCAACAATTGATTGTTGATTCGATCGAACAACGGATCGTCAAATCCTCGTTGTGGGCGTAACGATACCCCGACGGATCGGGATCGAACGCGATCAAATCGAAATGTTGGACGATTTTGTTGAACATTGTTTCGGCTTGTTCCTGGGTTTCGAATTGAATCGATCCCGAACACGAATCCAATGAAATGATCAATGTTTTTTTCATGATTGAAAAATGGTTTGGTTGTTTCCCCATTTGTTGATCACCTGGATCGCATGATCCAACGATTGGCGATCCATGTCGTTGTGGCCAAATTCATGACCGCGGAACGACACCCCAAAATATATTGGCGAAATGAATGGTTTGGATCCGACGGCGATTGTTCGTCGATAAACGGTCAAAATGATTTCAAAACCATTTGACGTTTTTGTCGTGAACGACTTGGAAATGGTCGTTGTTTGACTGAATTTTTCGGTTGTTGTTGTGATCTTCATGATTCAATTGTTTCGATTTCCATTGTGATTTGAACGTCGGACATTCCGATCGTTGTGAATGATCCGTCCATTTGCTCGGTCCAATCCAAACCGTGGTGATCACATTGTTCATTGAACGCGTTTTCCGCTTTGATTGGATCCACAAATTCACGACGTGAAAATTTGGTGGTGACATGTTCAAACCTGGGTTGAATTGTCAAAATGTAGGTGGTCAATTCCATGTTGTTGTTTTATTGTGGGCGGGGTGTGATCCCCGCCCGTGTTATTTTTTAACGAATGAACCACCCGATTTTGGCGTTCAAAATTTGAATGAACAATGGGTGATTTTCGGACATTACAATCCAAAATTCGCCATTTTGCAACCACGCCCCCGTTCCAAACTCGGAACGTGGTGACGCGTTTTCCCACGCGTCGTTCAATGTTGTAAATGCGGGAACCTGGGTTCCAAAAAATTCGATTGTGAATTGATTTTCCATGTTGTTGTTGTTTTGTTTCATGTGGTAAAAGTACACCAAAATTTCGTTCCCACAAATTTTTGTTGAATTATTTTCAACAATGTTTTGTTGATCGTGGACAAAATAAACGGGAACCCGTTGGCCCCCGTTGTTTTGCTTTAACTTAAACTAATTTATCAACCAAACACCCAATTGGGGTTTTTCTTTATGCGTTGACCTTGCGTTCCATGATCGCCAAAACCACGTGTGAAATGGCCGCCGTGGGGATCAAATACCACCACGACATTCCGATCCCGTTTTTGGCCAAAATAAACGATCCAAATGTCACCCAAACATTCATACAATATAAACACCCGCCCAATGGTTTGTACATGGAACGGAATGGGTTTTTTGGGTGATTGAACCAATTCAAAAATTTGGTCCAAAAACCAAATATTTGTCCTGGCTGAATGACGAAATCAATGAAAATTGAAACCATGGCGGCGGTGATCGCAACGATCGCGGCCCATGAAACCATGGTGAATTGTGTGGGGATTGTGATCAAATTGGCGACCATGAATCCGATCATGATTCCGATCCCGACCAAAAATGTCGTGTTGATCGAATTGACGATTTTGTTGTTGTTCATTTTTATTTGGGTTTTGAAATTAACAATGTGGGATCATTCCCGAAACCGACCATGAACACGCCCCGTCGTTGGTGGTAAAATATCCCCAACCTGGGACCGCCGCACAATCGGGAACGCGGATTTTGATAATGGTGTCGGCGTTCTCGTTGAACGTGAACGGCAATGTCAACGGATCGCCCGTTTCAAATTCGCCCTCAATCGTTTGGAACGATCCGTTGGAATTGAATATTTCAAACGTGATTGTCGCGTCACATGGCGCAACCAACCCGAAATCAATGGTGTCGTTCGGAACGAAACACCCTAAATGTTTGACACAACCACAATTCATTGTTCAATGTTTTTTTCAAATATACGTCAAAATTTTCCGAATGGCGATTTGGATCGGATTTCGTTCACCGCTTGTTGAACCTCTGCGATCCAGGTGAACCAATATTTGATCCGTTGGATCATGGACAATTTCCTCCGATGTTTAGGGTGTCACAATATTCCTCCAACGACATGTCGCGATCCCCAATCAAATCAAAATCAAACGCCACAAACGTCAATTTTTTGTCGAATGGTTTGTTTTTGTTTGGTGATTCCCTTTTGACAACGGCGATTGGATCGATCCATGATTCCACGGGTTCAACGAAAACATTCGTGAATGTAGCGGTGGACGGCAACGACGCCGTCATGATCGCAAATCGCAACCGTTCCTCCAAACAATGGGGTTCGACACCGCGAACACATGCGACAACGGTCAATTGGTATTTGATCCGAAAAAATTGTTGGAACGCCGTGAACCGTTTGTTGTTTGGTGATTCCGAAAATTGGATCCGACCGTCGTTTCGAAACCTCAAATAAAAATACAAATCGTCGTGATCATGAACACCCGCGAACGAATATTCGTTTTCGTTTTCGTTTTTGATCAACACACGACCGTCGTCGTCAATGGTGGCCAAATACACCGATTTTTTCATTTCGGGGATCCATTGGTGGATCGAATCCGCTAATATTTTGACAATGTTCAACATGATCAAATGAATTTTGTGAAATCCTCCATGAACAAATCCGTGATGTATTTTTCAACGGATTCACGTTCGGACGATGTCGGGGTGAAAATTTCCTTTTTTCTGCGGTCCTCCTGGCCTTTTGCCTTGGCGAAATCGCGATCATTCGCGACAACCAAAAAAACGTCACGGCCCGATTTGACGGGTTTGATTGAATTCCTCAAATCACCCGTGAATTCCAAATCGACGTTGTCCGTTTGGCGACCGTTTTCCGATCGCTTGGTGATCCATGATTTGGATTTGTATTTTCCAATTTTTGACCCATTGGACGCGCCGCCGTCGTTGAAAATCCGTTGTTTCATTTCACCCTCCAACAATTTAGCACCCAAAAACAAAAATGTCACTTGGTTGGACGACGCCGCGCGGACCGCTTGGTCAATGTTTTTTTTGAATTCGTCGGGCGTCATGGTTTGGTGGGTTTGATTGATTTGACAAAATATCCCGCCGCGATCAACGCAACAATTCCCAACACGGTCCAAATCCACCATTTCCATGGTAATATGTTCGACGGTTCGGGTTCCATTGTGGTCACGGACGTTTGAATGATTTTTTCGACGCGGATCGTGTCGGGCGGACATGTTGTTTTCACAAACACGGAATCCCCTGGCAACCAAACAATTTTTGTTTCGATGTTGGTTTTTTGATCTTTGACGAAAATGGTGTCACGGGACGACCAACGGACAATGGTGTCGAACGATGTTCGATTGGTCACGATCGTGGTGTCACGGATCACGGTTTTCACCTCGGTCCGTGTTGGACATGGGAACCGATCATGACAACGTTCCGCCGTGATACATGACGACATGGTCATGATCATGATCGCCAATCCGATCCATTCAATTCGGGATTTCATTTTTTTCAATGAATTGGTTTTTGTATGTGTCGATTTTTCGATAAAAAAATTCTGCGATCCCTCGTTTGATCCAACCCAACAATGACAAATTTTTGATCAACGACAACAAATTCACGATCACCAACGGAACGAAAACACCCTCGTTCAACCAAAACAACGCGGCGGATCCTTTGGACAAATTGGTGGCGAACACCAACAACCCCGTGTGGGACAATATCGTCCAAAATATTCGCAACGCTTTTTTGGTTTCGAATCGATTGTGACGCCATGCCAACGAAACACCCGTGACATGATCCGCGCAAATCAAACCGATCAACGCAAAATAAGAAACCGACGGGGAAAAAATCCAATCGTCGATCAACGCGGACAACCCCCCAATGGTGAATCCTCCAACAACGGCAAAAAACAATGTTTTCATTTTCAATTTTAACGAACACACCGATTCGATAATTTCGAACAATTCGGTTTGAATCCTGGGTGTGTGTGTGTGATACGATTCCATGATCGATTTTGTTTTGTTGTTCAATACCTTGGACGTGGTTTCGACGTTGGACGTGAAACGGGACGTGACGCGGGTCGGCTTGGCTTGTTGCAATTACATTTCATGATGGTGTTGTTTATGGCGTCCCGTACACATACCGCGATTGATTGCAAACGACACAAATGTCGTCGATCCTGGAAAACAATTCGGGCAATGTTTGGACGGTGGTTTCAAATTGTTGTTTGTATTGACGTTCGAATTCCCCCAACAAAAATTCACATTTGTCGGAATCCAACAACGTCACCGAATTCAAACGGTCGGTTGTGATCGCTTCCTTTATTATTTCAATCCCCGCACGATACAACACCGCGAAACGAATTTTTTGGGCCAACACACAACCGATTTCGTCGGTTGAACATTCGGCGTTGGCGTTCACGATCAACCCGAACGACGTTGTGGTGGTTGACAAACCATTCCAACCGTTTGCGATCATGAATTCCGATTTTTTTGACGAACATGAACAACCACCTTTGACAACGGTGTTGTTTGGTGTGATCGCCGTGTTGTCGGTGACAACATAAATTTCCGCCGTTTCCGACAAATAATTCGGGAACACCTCGGCGTTTCCATTGGCGTCGGTTTCAAAATCAAATGTCGCGACCTGGGTCCCGTCCACAATTTTGATTTGGCCAATGAAATTTGGTTCAACGATCCGAATTTTCACGGATTGAACGCGAACGCGCAACAATCGGGATTCGCGGGTCATGATTCGAACGCCTCGATCGCTTGGATCGGGTGTCAAAAATGTGGATTGGAATTCGCCAACGGCCAATTCGTCCACGATTGAATTCATTCGAAAAAATGGAATGGTAAAACGGGCGATGTCGTTCAACACCAATTGGGTCGCGAATCGGATTTTCGATTCGATCAATTGGACGCCCGACGAAAAACCCGAATCCGCCATGTCTGCGGCGAATCTTAAATTGATTCCCTCCAAATCGTCAATGAACAACCCCGATTTCGGGGTGGTTTGGGAAACACAACGGATCCCAATGAAATTTTCAAAACATGCGGCCATATCCAAACGGGTCGTTTTTGTAAATATTTTTTTCGGGAACGCCAATTGATTCCAAAAATTTCGGAACCCAAAATGACGGACACGCTTTGTTGTCGAATTGATTGTGGCCTCCAATGATCACGTCGGGTTGATACGCCAACACTTCATGAATGATTCCAATCAACGTTTGTTTTTGATCTTTGGTCAATGTGTTTTTGGCTTTTTTTCCCTTGGGTGATCCCTTGGGTTCCAATCCTCCAACATAAACAACATGACGTGAAATTGAATTGATCCCTTTGACGCCATTGGTGATTTCTTTCGAATCGATCCATTTGTCACCATTGTGTTCGACAAATTTGTGACGTGATCCATTCAACAAAATCATGTCCGAATATCCCACACGGGACCAACCACGACCATTTGGTGGTGGCGCGGTGTGCCAACGAACAATTGTTTCGGGATCAATGTCCACGTTTTCATGTGTCGCGGAACAATGAATGATCAAATATTTGAACGATTTTTTCATTCCTGGGATTCGGGTTTGGGATCCTCTGCGATCGGTTCCTCGGTTTTTTCTTTTTTCGGTTTGATTCCGACGAAATACGCCGTGAATTTTGAATGATCAAACGATTCCAATGTCAACCCCTCGATTTCCTTTTTTGCGGCCTCCATGACCTCCAAAATCGGTTTGGTTCCTCTGCGGCGAAATTGATTCGATGTCACGAAAAAAATGACCCCGTTGGATTTGGTGGTCATTTTGGTCCATGACGGTTTGGTGAATTGTCCCTTGGCGACAACCTCCATTCGTTCAATGCGATCGGTTGATTCACGATCGGACGCCACAACGAAAACGTCAAATGGCGCGACATTTTTGTGGATCAATTCAACGGCGAATTTCACCATTGGATCCACGTTGTTCAATTGTTGTTGGTGGAAAATCATTTGTTTCGTTTTTTGAAATCCGTTCCCGATCCCGCGCCACCTTTGCCCAATGTGATTTGGGCGGATTTTGCGACGGCCTGGGTGAAATTGGTTTGGCGTCCACGGTGATCCATTTGGATCAATGGAACAACATTCCCCGCGGGGATCCCGTTTCGGTCAACCTTGGTTGGTGAAAACGCGTTCGCCGTATCAACGACAACCGATCCACCACCGTTTGATCCTCCGCCGTTTGATCCTCCGCCATTGTTTGGATCAACGGGATCCGTTCCTCCGCCACCACCGTCACCGTTTGGATCCTTTCCTCCGCCACCATTTGTTTTTCCGTATGGTGAACCGTTGACCAATATTTGACCCGATTTCGGATCAATGGTCACACGGGCGGGTTTTCCCTTGGCGTCAACCAATTCACCGTCCTTTTGGATTGTCAAAACAATTTCGCCCGATCCCGTGTCAATGACGTCGGTTCCTTTGATTTCAAATGTTTCAATGACAACGATTTCACCCGTTGCGCGATCAACAAAATTTGTTTCACCCGTTTTTGGGTCGATTTGTGAAATGATTTCGGCCATTTTTTTTTGGTTTATGTTTTCAAAAATAAGAAAAAAAACCCCATGGCGAACAAACACCACGGGGTTTTCAATGAACAAAGATTCGGACGAATTAAATTCCGTCCAAATTCACCGCAACGCCACACGGAATTGTGGTCGTGTTCCATGTCACGGTTCCGTCAAAATAAATTGATCCCGTGTTGTTGTCCTCGATCACTTGATCGACTTCAATTTGGAACGATTCAATCAATCCGTAAAAATAACCGTCACATGTGTAATATCCGAACTGAAAATTGGTCGCGTTCGCTTGGATCGTGTTCCAAAAATCAATGTCCAAACATTCGTCGGGATTCGAATTGTAATCCTGGAACGTCACGGATTTTTCACCGCCCACAATCGCTTCGGGACCACATGACGAAATTCGTTTTTTGGTGAATGATCCCTTTGGTTTTTGACCCAAAATCAAACCCGTCAAAACAACATTTCCCGCCGCGATCGCCGCGATCCATTCGGTTCGGTCTTTGATGTCGGTGAATGTGTAATCACATTTCACGAACGCCAATTTTGAAATTCCACCGTTTCGTGTGGAAACGCCACACCCACCCGAATAACTTTCGGGCAAATCGGGGGCGCAAGTACTTGGACACAATGCCATATTTTTTTGATTTTTTTGTTTAACTTAAATGAATTAAACCGTCCCAACCTGGGATTGGGACGGTGTTTTTTTTTATGGACACGCCACGATTGTCGAACAATCTTTGAAATTGAACGTGTAATTGACACCCGCGTTTGGATCGCCAACTTTGAACGCGTTCGACGGAATGAAAAACAATTCCCAATTCAACAACAATTTGATCGACCATTCGTCGGCGCAATCGTCGTAATGAACTTTCAAATCGTAGGTCAAACCCGTGAATGGATCCGTGATTGTTCCGTGTTCGAAAACGTCGTTTCGTTTTGCGTAATCGCCAACGTATTTGTTCCACGTCAACAATTGAACCGCGTTCGGGGCCAAAACCACGAATTCGTTCGCACCAACAACGCTTTCAACGAAACGGTCGTTGAAATACATGTAATCGGTCCAACGTGACAAATCCGTTCCCGTGTTGGCGTTACAACATGCGATTTGTTGCGTTTTTGCGTACAAATCGAAATTCCCGCCTCCAATGATCATTGGCGCACCACTCGCACCAACCAGGTCGTATTCGTGACGGATTTGGGCCGACGCGATCGCACGGGGGGCGTTTGTTGTTGCTTCGAACAATTTGATCGACTTTTGGGTTGTACCGTCGCCGAACTTTCCAAAATTCGCGGTTTGATCCGCCAACAATTGTTTGTTCAATGCGGTGTTGATCGCGTTCATTTGTGACATGATCACGTTCGACACATAAACCGAATCCGCTTCGCACAATTTTCTCATTTGGTCCTCGGAAAATTTCATTCCTTTGGTTTCCAAACAATTCGTGATTGAAACGTTTGTTTCAAATGGGGCGATCTCTTGTTCGGTGTCGCATGAATTTGTACATGTCAAATTCACGTCCGCGTCCGTTCCGCGCTGAATGTAGTTCACTTGAACGGTTCGGTTTTTTCCGTTTGTTGGGATCGGAATCGCTTCAAACCCCATTCGGTTTTCCTCGGACATTAACGCGTCCAAATATCCAACGCGATCGCGTTTCAATGCGGGGGCGTTCATTCCCGCCACGGAATTCAAATCCGTTTGTAATTTTTGACACAATCCTTGTGTAAATGCCATTTTTTTAATTTTTTATTGTTTGACTTTTTTGATTTGTGGGGGTGTATAAAACACGAAACCCATGACGTCACAACCACCAATTGGTGATCATTCCGAAATGGGTCGGTTCCCCGTTGTTTGCCATTTTGGTTTGGCGAACCCGTGGAATTCGTTTTCGGCCCGACGGCCCGTTTTTATTCTGCGGATCCTTGGCCGAACACTTTCATGTTTGCCAAACTTTCCGCGTTTTGTTGGGCCTTTTTTAGACCCGCCAATTGAAATTTTGGTCCGTCGTTCCCTCCGTTGTTTGCGGGGTTGGGCGGTGTTCCTTTTGGATTGGCGTTTTGATTGTTGGGTGAACCATTTGATTGTTTCACCACACCCAATTGTGTCAAATGCGAATCCAATATTTCGTCAAAGGTAACGATTTTTGTCCCGTCTTGGTTCAATGGGTTCAAATTATTTTTGGTTTTGACAACCAATTGACCATTGTCGTCAACGTCCACGTTGAAATTTTGGTCCAAATACGAACGAACCGCGGGTGATACCACGTCGGCGGAAACGATCAATTGACGTTTGGCGATCGCCTGGGAAATGATCGATTCACGTTTGAATGTTGTGATTTGTTTTTTGGCCTCCAATTCCTTGGCGGGGATCACGTCCTCCAACAATCGTTTGTTTTCATTCGACAATTCGATCAATCGTTGTTGGATTTCCTCCGCACCCTGGGCCGTGGCCTTGGACGCGCGGTCGTATGCGATCGAAATGATTTCGTCGAATTTTTTGTCCTTTATTTCCTCGGACGGCAAATTGAACGTTTTTTTCAATTTGTGTTCGATCTTGGACAATTCGGATCCGCGGATTTCGTCCTTTATCGGTTGAATGAATTCGGGATCATTTTTCAACACGTCACGTTGGACGGCCTTGAATGATGTCGCGATTTCCTCGATTGGTGTTGTGTCGTCGTCGGCGGTCAATTTTGAAATCGCGTCACCTGGGACACCGATTTTTTTCAAAAATGTTTCAATCTTTGACATGGGTCGTTGTTTTTTTATTTGTTAGATTTGGGACCACGTTTTTTTGGGGCGGTGTCCTCGGTTGTTTCCTCTGCGGTTGGTTGATCAATGTCAACAAATTCCGTTTGTGGTTCCTCTGCGATCGGTGATTCGACAACCGTTTCAACGATTGTTGTTTTTTCCTCTGCGGGAATGACAAATTTCACGGGTTCGTTTTGGGTTGGGATCACGTCAAAAACTTTTGATCGTCCGCCTTTCTTTAACAAATCCCACGCGGTTTTGGTTATTTCGGAAACCTGGCCCGTTTTCATGTTTTGAATTCGAATTTTTTCCATTTTTTGTTGTTTTGCCAAATATACGTCATTTTTTTGATGTGATCGCGTCAAATTGATCCGTTGAAATCAACGCCATGAACCATTCCGCGCCCTCCTCATTTGGACCATTTTCAATTTCGTCCGTTTGAATTATCGTCCAAATTTTTTTCAATGTGTCGATGTCGTTGTTTGTCGCCGCGATTTCCGTCGCGTCGGACAATTTGATCATTTGTTCAATTGTCATTTTCGAAAATATTGTTTGATTGTTGATTTTTCGATTTGATATTCGTCCAACAACGCTTCGACCAATTTGTGGACCTTTGGGTGTGTTTCAATCAACCATTCGGGGGCGTACACATACGCGGTCAACGATTCCGCCCAAAATTCGGAAAAATTGGTTTGTCCGTATTGGGTCGGGGCGTCCCGTTTTGCCACCTTTAATTTCCTCATGATCGATTTCATTTTGGGGTGTAAATTTGGATCGACTTGGTTGTGGATCAAATGGGCGAATTCATGGGTGATTGTTGGGGCGATGTTTTGATCAACCGCACGGGAAACCGACGACATTGACCAAAATTTCCCGCCATTGTATCGTGTCGCCGAAACGTTGGAACATTCGTTCGAATAATTTCGACCCTCAATTTTTTGTCCCTCGTTGTAAAGTATTGACAACCGTTTGTTGTTTGTCCAACATGCCCCGTTTGCGTTTTTTGGAACATAGGGAATCCGTTGGGGATCGATTTGTGGTTTGTTTTGCCACAACGCCGAATTTTTGTTTGACGACGGATCCGCCCGTTGTGAATCGTCCAACAATGAAATGATCGTTTGATTTTGATTTGTAATTTTTGCGGCCCCGTCTTGGTTTTCAATCAATTCAAAAAATGATTTTTGAACCGATTCGGGCGCGGTGGTTGCCACAAAATTCGGATTGATTTTGTCAATGGATTGTTTCGCTTGTTCCTTTGACGTTTTGTTGGCGTCATTTGTGACCTCTGCGATTTGATCGTCAATTTTTGATGTTTGTGTGGCCGCGTTTTTGGCCGCGTCAATTCCCAATTGTTCACGTTGGGATTTGGTCAATTTGAACGGGATCGCCGAATGTCTGCAATTGTAACCGCCACGGAACACCGCGAAATTTTCCTCGTTCGTTCCTGGGATCATTCCCGTCCCGTTGTTGGTGGCCCAACTTATTTGTTCGGCCAAATCGGATTTTTGGATCACCCGCATGTTCACCCAACGACGACATTGGGGTCGTGAATCGTCGATCAACGAACCGACGTATCGAAACGCGTCCAATCCGAATTCCTCCGCGATTTTGGCGTTCACCTGGCCGTCGTATTGGTTCAACGCGTCCCGACTTATTTGTTTGACGTAACGGGAAAACAATCCGTCCACGTTTGGATTCCCCAAAATGTACGTCGTCAAATATTTTTCCAAATCGGTGATCGTCGTTCCCGCGACAACGTTTTGAAAAATCCCCGTTCGAATGGGTTCAATGAAATTTGTGTTGACACCCGATCCCGTCAAACCCGTCAACGTTTGTTCGGTCATTTGTTTTTGGATCGGGGTGATCAAATCCTCCAATTCCTTTTTTGACAATTCATTCACGTCGCGGTGGACGTCAAAATTGAATTTGTTGATCGTGTTCCAATCGGACAAATAACTCGAAACGGCGACGGGATATTTGGAACGTTTGATCGCGTTGGCGATTATTTGGTCCACCTCGTTCACCATTTCCGTGTTGGAATCGTCAAAAATGATTTTTCCGTCCTGGGTTTTCATTTTGGCGATGTGTTTTTTCACCGCCTCAAATATGGTTTGTTGGGTCGGATCCAATGATTCAAACAAATCGTTGTTGATTGTTGAAATGGTCCGATCCTTTTTTTCAATGATCCGAATGATTTCGTCCGTGAATTCCGCCATGTCGTTTTTGTTGTTGTGGTTTGATCATTTTGTTGACGTCAACGAAATGGTCACGCGGTTGGTGGTGTTTGAATTGGATCGCCCAACAAACGATTGGCCGTGTCCGAATCGAAACCATAAATGGTTTCCAACAACGAAATCGCGGCGTCGCGTTTGGTGATCCCCTCGGCCACCGATTGTTGAATTTGCAAAATTCCTTGAACACCACCCACGGTTCCTTTCAAATTCGCTTGGGCCTCGGCACGTTGACGCGCCAATTCGGTGTCCTGGGTTCCCGTTTCAACGGAATCCGCGTTGATGTCGATCACCGTTTTCGGAATGTATGTCGCAATGATCGGGGCCATTTGGCGGTCCAACTCTGCAAAGATCACCGACAACGGTTGTTCCAAAAATTCGGTTCCATTGTCTGCGACCATGGCCGTCAATGTTTTGTACGCGAACAATGATTTCAACAAATCCTCCTTTCGGATCGTTCCCGACGCCAACAACATTTGTTTGTCCTTGGTGTTCAAATGATATATTGGATCGAACGAAACCAAAATTTCCACCATGCGGGAAACCGATTTGTTGCCCGAAAAACGTTTCCGCGCCAAATCCTTGGTGGATTCAACCAAAAACGCAATTGGGGCGTTTTTGTCCGTCAACTTGTTCAATTCGTCAATCAAATCGTTTTCGGTTTTCATTGAAAACGAAATCGGTTTCACGATCACTGGATCCATTGGATTGGTCACGTTCCGATATTTTTCAATGAACACCAACGATTTGAAAATGATTTCGTCGAATAAATTGTTTGAAATCTTGGTCAATTGGGAAAACGAATCCTCCCGATCGATTTGTTTCGCGGTTCCGCTTTGCGCCTCGTCGATCGTGTTCAAATGCAACGATTCCTCCGCTTTTTTCAACAACGTTTCCCACGCTTCGCCCGAATATTTGATAATGTCAACGGCGGGTGAAATGAATCGAACCATTGGTTCATTGGATCCCGAATCGGTCCCCAATGCGGCGTTTCCCTTTTCGCGTAAAAAAACACCGAACGGTGATCGTGAAATCACGCGTCCCGTTCCTTTACATTTTGAACATGTGTCATGTTCGTCACGGTCGGAATTGTACACCACACCGTCGCGGCAACCTTTCGCGTCACACGTTTCCGCGGTTTCCTCCCGATACGGGAACGCGGACGTGGTCATGACGGCGGTCCAATCCGAATATTGGCGGATCGCCTCATTTGCGAATGGAACAAACGCGGAAAAATATGAATCGAAAAAATGATCGTCGGTCAAATCACCGCCCAAAATAATGGCGGGACAAACACCCATGTCATGTTGGTAAATGATCACCGTGTCGAATTTTTTGTCGATCGAATTCCCGAATTGTGAATGGCGGAAAAATCCCGTGTCGGTCAATGTGTAATACACCCGACCGTGTTCAACGGTTTTTCCGTTTTCACGGATCATTGATCGTTCGTCCTCTGCGATCCATGTGATCGTTGTGTGATCCAAATATTTGATTTGGTCCGACATGATCAACAACGGTTCCACGTCAACTTTGACCGTGGGATCGGTCAATCCAGGCCCCACGGGGATCCAAACCAAAAAACCGTTCGGATCTTCGATCATGCGACGAACCACGAATTTTTGAATGTACGAATAAAAAAATTGACCGTCGAATTTGTGTTCGGACAAATATGTGTTCAATTCGTCCGACACCTGGATCGAAAAATTGGCGTTTTGAAAAATACGAAACAACTTGTCGATCGCCCGATTCATTGAACCCTTTGTGATCGGTTCATAAATGGACAAACGGTATTTTTGGACGTCGGGATCCTCGTTCGGACGTCGTTGGGTCAAAATGTGTTCGGGGTTTTTTCCACGGGTGTGGACGAACATGGTTTCCCGAACCTTGTTCCAATGTTCGGATTTCTTTGGGTGAAATTTGTCGTCACCCAATATTTGCGGGATTTGTTCAATGGTCATAAACATGTCAAAGATTTGGAACATTCACAATGTTCGAATTTGATTGTGATCCACCAACGGGATCCGATTTCGTTGTTCTTTGGGATTTCCCCGCTTGTTTGATATTCAACGCCGTCGATCATGATGTCCGCACCCGCAACGATCGACGCCAACAATTTGGCGAACCTCTGCGGTATCGGGAACGTGTTCATTTCCCAATTTTCGCAAACCTGGGAATTCGTCGTTTTCTGCGACGTGTCAATGATCGATTTCGTGATGTTGAAATTGGTTTGTTCAAACGCGCACGGGATCCGAATTTGGTTTGAATAAGGAAACGGCAAACCACCAAACGTTTGTGTGAAATTGGTTCCGTAATACAAACCAAAACAATCCGTTCCCGAATATTCCGATTCGATCAAAACCGATTGTTTTTTGTCCGCGCAAACCTCCAATTTGAACGGTTCCGAACAAAAACATTCTTTGTCCCGTCCCTTGGTTTCAAAACAAAAATTGAACATGAAACACGGTTCCAATCCTTGTTGGATCAAAAATTCCGCGATCATGTACAAATCAAATTGAATTTGTTGGATCGGTGAAATGGTGGCGTTTCCTCCGACTTGGGTCGTTTGGAATTCACCAACGAATTGATTCACCACGATCCGATCGAAAACATTGTCGTCAACGATCACGTCGGTCCCACAACATGTTGTGATTGTGAATTGTGCGGATCCCGTTTCCGTTGATCCATTTGACGACCAACCAACCGTTGATCCCAAAATTGTTTGTGGTTGCTGAAATTGGAACGTGTATGTGTCACCATTTTGGAATGGAATCCAAAACGGGGTGTCGTTTCCGCACAAATTACAATTCCACGAATCCCCACAATCGCACAAAACCAAACCATTCCCCACGATCAACCCCGAACAAAACGTGTTGGATCCACAAAAAATTTGCAATGTCCCACACAACAATCGGGTGTTGGGTTCCGCACAATCGGGGATCACCGTCAAATCACAAAACACCTCCGACGGGTTGTTTGGGTTGATATATGAATCGAACAATTCGGCCATGGTTTCAAATTTACGTTGTTTTTGTTTACGGACACGCCGTGTTTCCAATTTTTATTTCCATGGTTCCCGTCCAATTCGGGTTGGCGTTTGCTTTCAATTGAAAATAACAACGTCCCAATGTATCGGTTCCACCCCACACGAATGTGATTGTTCCGCTTGTCGCCCCGATCGGAATGAATCCGTCGGACGGTCTTGAACCTGGGACGAAAAATCCTCCATTCATTCCCGCCCAAAAATGGATTTCCTTTGTTGGCGCGGATCCGCCCGTCAAATTGTAGGTCATTACATACGTTTGGCCAATTATTGGTGGTCCAACCGTGACGTCCGAAAATACGATTTGACGGTATCGTCCATTGTGGGCGTTCACCGCGACCAAATTCGCAACACCAACCGACGGAACCGCACAACCCAACGTTGTCGAACCCCCTTGACAAATAACTTGGTCGAAATATTTACACACAAAAACCGCGGGGGGAATGGAAATCAATCCACACAATTCCCACGATCCGTTGGTCAACAACGCGGGGTTCAACTCTGCGGTCGCCACGCCTCCGTTGCTGAAATCGGGATCGATTGAAATGGTGTTGTTCAATGTTGGAAATCCAAATGGCGAATCGTTGAATTCGGATTCGGACAATTGGGGGATCCCTCCGCCCAATGGGTTCATGAACAAAATGAAATCACCGTTTTGATTCGCTTCATATTTCACGCGGATCCCGTCCCAATCCGACGGACAAATTGGTCCGTCAATGGTTTCCCACGATCCCGACGACGGGTTCAACCCCTCGATCCACATGTTGGTCAAAATATTGTCAAAACCCGAATTGTCGGGTTCGTTCGCGATTGGTTGGATCTTGAACGCAATGATTTGGTTTTGAATGTATGGTTGACCAAACAACGACGAAAAATCAAATTGGAATTTGTACTCCATGAAAATTTCCTCGTCACGCCAATCGTTGGTGATCCCCAATGTCCCAACGTAAATTGGCCCCATTGGACCCGCCGACGTTCGGTTCATATACGTCGGGGTGTTTGCGGTCATGATCGACGTCCCGTCAAACGGGGTTGATTCCCAACGAACACGCGTCGCGAAATTGATGTCAATCAATGATCCGTCGTCCGCGACGATCATGTCACCCAAATTTTGCCAATTGTTTGGGAACCCAACGATCCGATTGGATTGGTGTGTTTGCCAAATGAAAAATGTCGTTTGTCCTGGGTTTGGGAAATCTTGAACGCGTCGGTAAATGTTCAACGTGATATTGGTCAAAAAATCGTACCATGTCCACGATCCCGTCGCGCCCCAATCCCCAATACAATCTTTGATCCCGTCGTTGTCAATTGTCAAATGGTGGTTGATCCGTTCCTTTGCCACGGGTTGGACACACCTCGTTTCGTTGCTTTGAAAATATTGTTGGAATTCGGACGTTTTCGCCCCAATCCCACAACCGTCACAATTCAAATCGGGCGTTTGCGTCACCGTGAACGGATCCGAAATAAATGTGTTGACCGTGGCCAAATCTGCGGCGTAAACAATCGCCGCGACACGATACACCCCCGACGGGTTGATCCCCGTTCCAATGTTTGCGGAAATTTGATAATTGCCACCACCCAATGAAATTTTGGCCGACGGTGATTCCAAATCGTTGTTCAAAATTGTCGTTCCTGGGATCGTCGTGATTTCGGATCGACTTGAACCGTAATTGGTCAAAAAATCGATCGCGTTGTTGGTTTGGGTTTCGTCAAACACTTGGAAAATGACGCCATTCAAACCATTGTACAATGACGAATCGATGTTGATTCCAAAATATATTTTTGTGGGTGAAACCGTGGACAATGTTGTCACGGGGACACCACTCCGTTCCAATGCGAACGCGTGATTTGTGAATTCCGACGGTCCACCATACAATCCCGAATTGTACCAACGACCCGTCCATGAAATCGAATGTTCCTCAAAACATTCAAATGGTTGATCGTCAACCAAAAAATTGGTGTCGCGAATGTAAAACAACGAACACAATTTTTTCGGCATATTGTACGCCGACGGGATCATGTTGGTCAACAACGAACCACCAATCGGTGGATTGGTTGACGCAACGTCGGAACGCCTCCATTTGGGATTGTTCGGAACCAAATTCGCCGTGGTCCAATCCTCCAAATCCTCGATCATGAAAAACGTGAATCGGATCCGAAAATCGGTTGTCGATGTTGCTTCAAATGTCACATTGAAATTTTTGGCCGCCAATGTATTGGCCCCCGCCCCGATCAACGCCATGTTGAATTCACCACCACCGATTGGGGTGACGGCGTTGTTGAATGTAATGAACCAACCAACGGGCGGTGGACCGTCAATTGATCCCGAACCGTATTTGGACGGGAAATCACACCAAAACGACCACAACCATGGGTTGAACCATATTTGGACGCCGTCGTTGAATCCGTTGGTATATGAAAACGCGAACACAATGGTTTTTTGTTCACACACCGCGGAACGATCCCACAATTCGTTTGTCCCACAAAACCCATTGATCGCCCTCAACAAATTGTTTTCGGTTTGAATTTCCACTTGGTTGCAACACAAACAATCACAATCCTGGGCCGAAACCCCCATGATGTCCAATTTGGTGGTGACACCGTCACAATCAACAATGACCTCAATCGAACATTCCAAAATTTCACCCAATGTTTGGGGTGTCCATTCAATTGGAACGGATTCCGTGACATTTGCGCCAATGGTGACGGGATTTGTCGGTGTGTGAATGTCGAAAATTTCGGAACATGACCCAAAATTGATTGAAAAATCCATTGGCCCAATGGTTGGGTTGGTAATGTCCAAAAATGCGATCCCCGTTGTTCCAAAAATTACCGATCCAAAATCCAATGGATTCGGGTCAACGTATGGGGACAAATTGTTGATGTTTCCAAAATTGAAAAAATTGTTTTCGACCGCATGTTCAACGGTGTCGATTGAAATGTTCAATGTTCCCGTTTCCAAATTTGTGGTTCCCGCGTGACAAATTTCCAATTCAAATTGAAATGTTCCTCCAACGGGAATTGATATTGGCAAATTGGACAACCACGGCGTCACACCATTGATTGAAATTCCCGCGGCGGTGTAGTTATCACCTGGGGCAAATCCCACTTTGATGTTGCTCAATGTCAACGTTGTGTTGTGTACGTTTGTAACGGTACAAACCAATTGTTGACAACATTTCCACCAAACAAAATTTCGACTTGGTTGGGGGACCAAACATGTCCCGATTTGTAATTTTTGCGGCATATTCTACAAAATTAAACAATTCCCGACACGGTGGCCAATCGCGTCACAAAATTCAATTTGACCTCCGTGATTTGGCCGAAAACCACGGATCCGTTTTTGTACATGCGGACCGTCTTGGACCAATCGAAATTGGTCAAATCGGAACACGAAAATTCGAATGAAAAATCGAATTGGAATTGGGTCGCCGTTGGGTTCCTCGGATCGTCAATGTAATGAAACAACGTGTACAAATTGTTGGCGTTGTTTTCCTTGAACCAAAACGGATAATTTTGACGGGCCGACGGTGGAACGTTGTTTCCGTTCACGATCACGGGTCCACCCGTGAACGAATCGGGATAATTGTCACGGACGGATCCGCTTGTCATGGACGCCCCGTCCCAAATCAACAATTTGTAATTGAACCCCGTGTCGTCATTGACCAACATGGCGGACGTGTAATCGGACAACGCCCCACCAAAAAAAACATTCACAATTCCACCCGCCCAATTTTCGAAATACTCATAAAAATTTTGACGGATTTGATCCTCCCGTGTTCGAACGGGTGACAATGGCAACGAAACCGTATATTGTCCCGATTGGGCGGGATTGAATGGAACGTTCCAATCAACGATGTCGTTGAATCTTGGCGCGGCCTCGTTCCCGATATATTCCTGGGCGTCGGGTTGATATTCAAAACGGCCAAACGCCCAACGTTCGCGATCGATCCATGAAAAACAAATTTTGTTTTCCTCGATCTTGTTGTCGTTCAACAATTGTTCGGTGTCGATCCATGTGGTGGTCCCTTGGAAAAAATCCTTTCGTTCAAACACCAATGTGTTCCCGAACAACCGCCAATCCGCGTTGAATGTTGGTTTCAATATGTTGTCCAAAAACGAACCCAATGTTTCCACGGGCAAATTTTCGGAAATCAACATGAAATTGGTTTCGTCTTTTTTGAATCCCTTTCGAACCTGGGCGGACCACAACACGGTGTTCCAATACGGTGACGCGGGATTGTTCAAAATGGACGATTGGAATGTCAATCCACATTTCCCGCACACGTTCAAAATGTAATCGCGGACCAATGCGGACGGGTGATAAAAACCGCACGGGATCACCCATTCGGCGATTTCGCCATTGATGTCACCGATCAATTGAAACGCGCCCCATGGGGACAAATTGGATTCGTTGCAATCGCTTTGTGTGCAATCGGTCCCAGGTAACGCGCAAACGATCGAACACACAATGAAAAACACCACGAACAACGGCAACAACACCACGAACAACGGGATCAAAATAATGTCCACCAAATACACCAACAAAAACGCGACCCACAAAATCACCAATTGAATGAACGCGGGACGGTGGTCGATACAATATCGCATGGCGGGACGGTTTTGATACAAAAACCCGTTCCAATTGTCCCACAAAATGGTGGATTGGACACAATTCAAATCGGGGGTTGTTTCGATCGCGTTGGCTGAAATCCAACATTCGGGTTCACACCAATCAATGGCGTCCCCTTTGATCACCCCAACGAATTGTGGGGTCCCACAACAATCGTCCCACACCTCGATCGGAACCTCGTTCGCGAATCCGTTGGGATTATCGATCAACGCCGTTTTCAAAATTTGATACCCGTCGTCGAAAAACGTCAACTCCGACGAAAACGATTTCGCGGTTTGACCCTCTGCGTCGGATCGTCGCAACGTGACCTCAAATGTGGACGTCCCGTCCATTCGGCCCGTGATCCAAACGCCGTTCAACTTTATTTTGATTGATGAATTCATTTCGCTTTGTTTCGGATTCGTTGGTTTTTGTAATCCAAACGGGACACGATCCCGTGGATCCCCCGTTCGTCAATCGACAACGCCAATCCCTTTTGATCACGGATCGCCGTTTCAATTCGTTCCAATTTGGATTCCATGGCCTTGTTGTTCATGGCCACCATTCGTTCGTTGATTCCTTTGGTCAACATTGGATCACGACCCGCATGGATCGCCTCCAATACGGGACGCCATTGACGGGTTTTTTCCTTGGTGATCACGAATTCGCCACGGTGAACAACCCCCGCGGGTTGATATTTTCCACCGTCGCCCGTATATCCACCCTCTGCGAACGATCCCGCGGCGGCCCTGGCTTGGGCACGGGCGGAAACCAATCCCGCGGCCAATGCGATCAACGTGGCGGCGATCGTGAACGGCGCGGCGGCCCCACCCTCGGCGGCGGCCTTGGCGATCGCGACCGCTGAATTTGCGACCAACTCAATCGCGGCCAACGCTTGTTGTGCGCGGACGAACTTGGCCTTTTGTTCATTCAACTTTGTCAACCTTTGTTCCTCGATTTGCAACAACTCCGCGTTTCCCTTTTCTGCGATCTCTGCGGCGGCGTCCACACGACGTTGTTGGGCGGAAATGGCCGTTTCGGTTTGTTGAATTTGGGCGTTGATCACCGCGTTGGCCAAATCCAACGTCGCTTTCAAAACGTCCTCAATTCCTTGTTGGATCGCTTTTTTTCGGTCCTCCGCTTGTTTTTTGGTTTGTTCGGTTTCGTCCTCCAACAATTCGATCGATCGGTCGTGATATTCTTGTTTGGTTTTCAAAATGTCCAAATCCGCTTTTTTCACAATCAATTCCCGTTCCTCGGTGGTCAATTCGACATTCCTCAATTCGGCGTCCCTTTCGGCTTCAATGGCGGCGATCTTGGCCTCCCTTTCGCGATCCAATGATTGTTGGATCAACGCCAAATTCGCGTTCAATTGTTGACGGATTTGATTTTGTTCCTCGGTTCCCCTGGCTTCGCCCAATTGTTTGATCAACTTGGATCGTTCGGCCTCCAATTTTTGGGTGTTTTTTTCCTCCAATGTGATCCGTTTTTCCGCTTCAACCTCTGCGATCGCCTCCAATGTTTGTTGGCGTTTTTTTTCGGCCTCGGTTCTCAAATCGGTGATTTTGTCCTCGGTTTCGCTTTCAATCAACAACAAACCGTTTTGTTTGATTTGCGCGAATTGTGTCGCCACCTCGGTCGTATATGTTCCCTCCTTTCGTGAATCTTCGATTCGATTGGCGATTTCGTTTTCCCAAATTTCGCGTTCCTTTTGTGCCAATCCACGAATTTGGGCGATCCGTTCGTCCAATGTTTTGGGGTTCGCCAAAACGGTGGGTTGAAAATTCAATTCAATTTTTTGTTTGGCCAATTCCCGATCCAATGACAATTTCAATTTGGCGATCGCGTCGCGAATTTTTTCCGCCTCCTTTGGATCGATTCCGCCCAATTTGATCGGTTCCTTTGCGGCCTTGGTGAAATTGGTGACGGTTTGTTGGACCTTGTTGATCGCGTCGTCGGTTTGACCCACGATCCCCAAAAAATAATCGAATCCCGATTGTCCCGATTCGTCAATCAATTTTTGTTGTTCCTCGTTCAAAACCAAAAACGGGTTGTTGGTTTCGAATTGATTGGCGGCGTTTGAAACCGTTTCGTTCAATCGGTTGATCGCACCGTTCGCGCCCTCGGTTTCCTCTCGGACTTGGCGGATTTGTGCGGATTGTTGATTGTACAATGTTTCGCCCTGGGCCGCGTTCCCCGTTTCGATCCAATCCTCGGTGGCCTTGGCGGCTTTCTCGGTTTGTTCTGCGATCGCTTTGACCGCGGCCAATTGTTGGGCCGACAAATTTTTCAATGATTCGGCGACAACTTTATTTCCTCCGACCAACTTGGACGGATCCGCCGTCAACACGATCGGGTTTTTGGCCACATACGCGCCCAAATCCGTGATCGAATTTTCAATGAATGTTTGGGCTTGGATTTGTTTGGACAACAAATCGGTGATCACCTTTTGACCCGCCTCCGCGGCGGCCTTGGCTTTGATCGAATTGACCAAATTTTGATACGCAATGTCCAATTGTTCGACGAATTTTTTTTCGTCGGAAATGTTTTTCAACGTGATCCCGTATTTGGAATTGATTTCATTGATCAATTTCGAACGTTCCGCGGATCCCGCGTTTGTTTTCTTTAACGCCCCAAACAATTGATCCAATTCGCGTTGTTCCTGGGCGACGGATTGATTCATTTGATCCGTGAAATCCGCCATGGCTTGTTGTTCAATGGACAATTTTTTTGTTTCTGCGGCGGCGTCGTCAACCCCGAAAATGTAATCGGAAAACAACGCCAACAATGTGGTGATCGCCCCAATGATAAAACCAATCGGATTTGATTTCAACGCCGTGTTGAACGCTTTGGTTGCGCCCGTCGCGACGCTTGTCGCAACCGCTTGGGCCGACGTGGCCCCCGTCAATAAATTGGTCGCGGACGCGGCGGCCCGTGTGAAAAACGCCTTGGCCTTGGTCAACGCCAAACCCAATTGTTCACGGACCAACAATATTTTGAATCGGGCCTCATAAAGTATTTCCGCTTGGATCGCGGCCTTTCGTTGGCCAACATAAAACGCAACAACACCCGCCAACAACAACAACGTTCGGCGATTATCTTCAATGAATTTTGGAATTGATCCCAACACTTGGATCAAACGGGACGCCCCATTGACGAACAATTCGAAAACGGGCAACAACCCCTCCCCAATGGTTCGTTTCAATTCGGTCCAATTTCCCTCCAATGTGGACAAACGTCCCGACGTTGATTGTGACAACTTATCGGTCAAACCAAAAAACCGTCCACCCTCGGACGTCAATGATTTGAAACCCTCCTCCAAATTGGCGAATGAAATCCGACCCTCCGATCCTAATTTTTTGACCTGGCCCTCGGTGACACCCAATTGTTTGGCGAATTCCCCAATGATCGGGACACCCGCCTCGGTCAATTGGTTGATGTCCTCCGCGAACAATGTCCCTTGGACACGGGCCTTTCCGTAAATGACCGCCAATTCATTGAAATCCTTTCCCGTGGCCGACGCAACGTCACCGATCCGTCCCAACGTGGTTTGTAATGATTCAACGGGTTCACCAAACGCCAACAACGATTTCCCCGCTTGGTTGACTTGTTCGGGGGTGAATGGCGTTTTGATTGAAAATTGTTCCAAATCCGCGAAAACTTCCTTGGCTTTGTCTGCGGATCCCAAAAATGTTTCCAATGAAATTTGGACGCTTTCGTAATCTGCGACGGCTTGGATCGCACCCTTTCCGAAATCAATGGCGGACGCGGCGATCGAAATCCCCCCAAACGCGGCGGCGGCCCCCGCCAATGTTTTTTTCAATCCCGAAACGGCGGTTTCGGTTTGTTTGGTTGCGGTTCCCACATTGGTGATCCCCGATTTGATCGCGTCCAATTCGCGGCGCATTTGTGACGTGTCCGCTTGTAATTTGAACAAAATGTTTTTGACCTCGGCCATGGTGATGTTTTATTTGTTTTTTTCCATTGCTTCATTCCGTTCGTCCACAATCTTGAAAAACGTGTTGATCGTTTGATAATATTCGTCAATTGACAACGATTCCAACGCTTTCATTTCGGTCACGCGGTTTTCACAAATGATTTGGTTGACATATTGGATTTCGTCAATGTATCGCCCGATTTCAATCGTTGCAAAATTTGACGAAACCGATCGTTTGCGGGGGCGTTTGCTTTCAAATATTCGTGAATATCGGTTGACGATATTTCGGAATACTTTGTTGTGTGTGCGAACGCCCGTTGGACAAAAAAATCGAAAACCTGGG